TACTGTAGGATATAATGGAAAAACATCTGGACAAGTTGCTCAACTAATAGAAGCACCTTGGAAACCATTGACAGCAAACAATACAATGCCATCAACAGTTGAGTTGCGAGTTAAAATGGCTCAAAACCAAACCAAAACACAAACAATATTTGAGGTACCAAATAAATGGCAAGTTAAGGCTTTTCAAAGTGCAAGTAACAATTACGTAGGGTTCTTTTTAAGTGGCTCACAAGGTTGGGCAACAGCAAGCGTTAGTTCATCAATATATGAAAATGTATTTCACCACATTGCATTAGAAAGATCAGTAGCAAGTGATAATAGTAGTACAAATCAAACTTATAATTTAATTGTAAAAAGAGTAAATTATTTAAAGGTAACTTCCACAGTATCAGCTTCATTATACATTGATGGATCTACTAGTAGCTCCTACAATACATCATATACGAGTACAGGAAGTTTATGGATTCCAGGATCTGGCTCATTTTTAGCAGCGACTTCGCATTCCATGAACATTTTATCGGGAAGTGTTCAAGAATTAAGATACTGGACAACACCATTACAAGATTCTATATTAGATAATCATGCATTAGCACCTACAAGTTTTCAAGGAAACTTAGTAGACACTCACACAGGTAGCACTTCAAGTTTTTATGACTTAGGATTTAGATTGTGTTTAGGAGCTGATAATAAAAAAATAAATTTAGCAACTACTAGCAGTATAAACTCACAACATCCAAATCAAACAATAATCGGATTGAGTGGTTCATTCTACAACTTTTCAGGATCTTATTTTAATTCTGTTGTAGAAATACATTCACTTGAATGGCCAGATTTAGGTGGGAATAGAAGTGTAAGTAATAAAATTAGGATTGATACAACAACCCGAACAAGCACAACAATAGGTGGCAATCAATTATATAAAAACACAAAAACAGAACGAGCTGGATCGGATAGTAATCCACCTGATAGTCCTCGTTTGGGCATTTATTTATCACCACTAAATGAAATTAATCAAGACATTGCAGAGCAATTTGGAGGTCTTAGTATTGACGACTTTATTGGAAACCCAGCTGATCTAAACAAAGAAACTTATCCTGATTTAGAATCATTACAAAGAGAGTATACAAAAAAATACACAAGTAAAGCTGGTGCACAAAACTATATTAGACTTTTAAAATACTATGACGCATCTTTATTTAGGCTAATTAAAAAATTTGTACCTTATAGGGCCAATACACAAACTGGCTTATTAATAGAACCATCAATACTACATAGAAGCAAACTACCAACTAATCCACCAACATACACGGATCTTAGCTCTGCTTATACATCATCAATTAACCTACCAGACATAATAGTAGCAACGGGTTCTAATAGTGATGGTGGTAATCTTAGCTATATTGAACCTGGAACAGTTCAGATTAAAACAAAAGATTTAATAGGCGATAGTGTACAGGTAATAACAGGTACTCAAAACCTAAACACAATATCATTAGCAGGTACAGCAAACTACTTTACTAATGTAGGTATGTCACAAACACCTATAGGCACAGTAGACTTTGGAATTTCTAGTTATGGTAGAGATACAAGAGTACGAGGCTCTCAATATATCTTTATGACTTATATGGTTAGTCAAAGCGCATTTGCTAGTTATTATGGAGCATCTACTTACGACACAACCTATGTCTACTCAACACAAGATTTTGTAATATCACAACCATATCTAGTAACAGCAAGTAGGTATGACTATCACGATCCAATTAATCCAATAGTAATAGACTCAGCAGGTAGTGGTATAGCAAACGTGCAGAGTAAAAAGTACAATAACAATATTTTTTATTTAAGGTCTATATCAGATTCAAATACTTATGGACTTGGAACAACAGCTGCAAAAACAATATATACATCATCAGCAGCATTATACGAAAATAATTGGACAAGTAGGTATGGTTTAAAAGTAGAAACCTTAAAAGCAAATAATGTATTACAATCCACACCATACACAAATAGTGCTTTTTGGGGATTAACTGGAAGCTTAGGTTTGTTTTTTGAAAATACAACAACTACAACCACATACACAGGATCAATAAAGCTACCAGCATTTTATTACAAACCAAATGAACCAAAAACACATGACCACCTATACACAATAACAGTAGTTGTTGGTGATACTCGCGCTTCCGGAACGAGTGGTAAAATAGAGTTGCATTTTGGTGATTTAGATTGTATATTAACTGGATCAATGGTACCAACAACTACGGATACAACATACACATTTACAACATTAGCAACTGGTCCTTGGTTAGGAGTGAGAGTGTACACTTCTGGACAAACTGCATATCAAACCTATATAAAATCATTAAAAATACAACCTTTAAATTATAGATCACAAACACAAGATTTTCATTTACAAAACAGTAAGGGAATGTTGAATGCTCGCTATAATGGATGTAAAATGAGTTCAGCTGATTGGAATATAAACAGCTCTGATACTATTGATAATGGACCTGTTGTATCAATAACCGTTGGTGGAGGTCAACAATTAAAAGTTAAATCTCAAATTAACAAAGGTAATTTTCAAGTATCAAAAACAAGTATAGCAGCAGGACCACAAAACACATTAGGTTGATTTAAAAATATTTACACATAATTACAAAACACAACATATTTATATATAAACAAACAACAAATAAATAAGCAATGGGATATTTAGATAATTCAAGCGTTACTGTAGACGCAATATTAACAAACAAAGGTCGTCAGATCTTAGCAGCTGGTGGTACATTAGGCATTACAAAGTTTGCTTTAAGTGATGATGAAATTGATTACGATTTATGGAATCCAGCACACACATTAGGTACAAATTACTATGGAGCTGTTATTGAAAACATGCCTATACTAGAAGCATTACCAGACGAAACACAAATGTTGCGATCTAAGCTTGTGACTTTACCAAAAAGCACACAGTATATACCACAAATATCTGTACAACCTACAGCACTACTATTTACAACAGTTAATCCTGCTACTGTAACTCCAGCAACTTTAAGCGGCCAATCATCACAAACTTATACAGCTATTATAAACGACAATACAATTGCAATGTTAACTAGTAATACAGATGCTGGAGCAGGTGCTATTACAAACAATGCATTTGCAAACGACATGAGTGGTGCTGGTTCTATGGGTATTAGTGAAACTAGACAAGGAACAATATTTACAGTAACACCAATACCTCAAACCGGAGGAGAACCAACTGACCCAATAATGACAAGATACGCAACACTAACTATCATAGGAAACGAAACTGGTGGATTTATCACAATACCAATAACAGTACAAGTATAAATTAAAACAAAAAATACACAAACATTTAAAATAACACATATATGGCACTTGGTATATATCAAACAATTAATACAACAGACGACGTTGTTGGACCATTTACAAATAATCTCTCAACCAATCTGGTCGCAAGACATGAATCCATGGACAACAGCATGGGCTACAGGTATAGGATGGTATACATCATCAGCACAATTATCCCAGTCAGGTGATTATCTTGTAAACATATATCATAAAAATCCACAATCTGACTCCACAGCAGCAATACAACTTGCAATTGCTTATGGTCATAGAGGAGGTAGTGGTTCAGTAGGTGATGCTAACACAGTTGGTAATAATGCAAATGATACACCATCACGTGCAATATACTCACAATATGCTAACACATTATTAGATCCTGCGGATCGTATTTTTACATTTGGTACTGTGGATTCAAGTGAAATTCTCGTATTAAACGTTGCAAGAGCTCGCTTTCGTCAAAAAATTGATCCAGGTAATTGGGAATTAAGATTAGGAAGTGGTAGTGGAGCAAACATGACAGGTAGTGGTACTAAGTATAGTACGTTTATTGACGATAGTGGAGCAGGTGAAAATCCACAAGTTGGAGCATCTGGTCGTGTGTTTGGTATATACAGTGGGTCAGGTGGTGTAACACAATCAAACACACAATATGGCTTGTTTTATCCAGATCAAGGTATTTTTGTATTTCATGCTGGTTTATTAGATCTAATTTAGGTCATCCATACAACACAGCATCAGCAGTACAAGCACGTAATCATGTGACAATGTCTTTAGCTTTATCAGGCTCTAATTACTTTGCAGCTAGAAGTGAAGAAAAAATAACATCAACACATTATTTTATTCGTATAAAAAATATGGATAATAATTTTACAAATAATCCAACATTTACAACTGGTAGTAATGGTGTGTTTAAACACAGCAGTATGATAAACAATCCAAGTGTGTATATTACTACTATAGGCATGTATAATACTGCAAACGAATTAGTAGCAGTTGCTAAACTAAGCAAACCACTATTAAAATCCTTTAATCGTGAGGCACTAATTAAAGTAAAATTAGACTATTAAAATGGAACCTCTCTTTGAATAGTATTCATTGATAGACCCTCTATAATAGGAGGGTTTCCTTTTTACAAGATATTTATATAAAATGGCTGGAGTTTTTAAAAGTTTAGATAAAGCTGACATACGGATTACGCCTTTCCGCACTTACAAGCTATGGTGAGATACTATTGGAAGTGGTGGTAGTGGATCTATATATTCTATATACCAGGCAGATTATAACCCAATATCAAACCATCCTGACAAAGATCCATTAAAAGATAGCTTTGATCAAGGAAATCCTATTTTACAAGCCAATGAGCCAACTACAATTAATGGTAAATATCAAAGAATTGTACACGCATCAATAGATCGGATATACTATAAATACTATTTAACAAATAACAAAGCTTCTTATGGTGGTGGAAATATAGAAACACAATTTAGATTGCTAGAAGACAAAGCACAAGTAATAAGCATGCCTCAATCCAAATTTGGTCAACAAATATTGCCAGGCTCTGTTATGATATCGGTGAGTTGGTCTTTTGCAGCTAGTAGTGGAAGTTATACAACAAGCTCTGTAGCAAATAGAAGTGGATCATGGACTATTGTAGATGATGAACTTGGAAACCTAAAAGTATCTGGAAGCAATTACTTATCAGTTTATGGTCAATATGTTGGCGGAGCTTACACAAACTATTCATCATCTGTTGAAAAAGCAACTGTAGGAGAATGGCCACTTGATGAATTATATAAATATGCTGATATTGGTACAACAACTTTTACAACCAATACAAATCGTGGAGTATGGCCAATGAATACAACCTACAATAACGTAGCAATCAGCACAACAACAGGAAGCACAGCACCACAAACATCAGATATAGATTTATTAGGAGCCAAAATGCATTTCACTGCATCAAATAGTTCAAGTTTAGTAATAACATCAACTGGTACTCCAAACTACAATAAATATTATAGTTTTGAAAATGGGAATTATACCATTAGTATGATGGTATTACCAACACAAAAACCTACACATGCATCAGGTTCCATACTTTTAACAAAAGAAGGACCAGGGAATCAATTACAATTAGACCTTAACGGTAATACCTTTACACAAACAACCCCAAATAAGTTTCCATATAGATTATCGTATACCACTGGAAGTAATAAAGTATTATTTGAAATAAGTGGAGGAGGACATGGCAGCTTTGCACTAACTAGTAGCATATCAATGAGTATAAACACTCTTTATCATGTAGTAGCAACTAAAACAGGATCGCTTGTGTCATTATATGTAAATAGTTTAACAACAAGTTCAACTGACACAGGAACTACAACCATTCTAGATAAACATACTTCTAATTTATCAAGCTTAATTGTAGGTAATGCAATAACAAACACACAAGGATTTAATGGTACGATAGATAATTTAAAAATGTACAATAGTATTGTATCTGCAAATGATATAAAAATACTACACCATACATTGGGTGTTGGCAACATCTATTTAGGCAATGCTTTCTACAGTCATGGTATGATGGTTCTAGGAGCAATAACAGCAAAAACTCTGACAATAAACAAAGTAGAGAGTAGAGGCACACATACAGTGTGGGAAAACGAAATTTCATGCACTACAAATCCAGGTGAATTTAATTTAAGCTACAATAGAACTTTACAAGAATATGATCCATTACAAAATCAGTTTGTATTTAGGTCTTTTATACAAAGCCCTGACTTTCGACCATATATTACAACTATAGGCTTATACAATGATGCAGGAGAGTTATTGTTAGTTGGAAAACTAAATACAGAATACAGCTACCAACTAACATGGATACAACATTTATAGTCAGATACGATAGATAAAGTTAAAAAAGTTATGAAAAGAGTAAGATTCGCAAAAAGACAAGCAGCATTAATAAGAGGTTATAGAAGTGGCTTGGAAGCAGATGTAAATGAATTGCTATCTAAAAATAATATTGACGGAGAGTATGAAAAACATAAAATCAAATATACTATACCAGAATCTGAACACACATACACACCTGACTTTAAGCTACCTAATGGAATCTTTATAGAAACCAAAGGAAGATTTGTAACTGAAGATAGGGCAAAGCATATTCTTATAAGAAAACAGCATCCCGAGTTAGATATTCGATTTGTGTTTCAAAACTCTAAAGGAAAGATTAGAAAAGGATCTAAAACAAGTTACGCAGATTGGTGTATTAAACACGGATTTGTATTCGCAGACAAGACTATACCAAACGACTGGTTGAAATAACCATCCTTTGTTTTATAAAATAAAAGTTGTATATTAAAATATGACTTTAAACTTATTGGAAGTAAAACATATTATTGATGAGCATCTAGGTTCTAGCATGCAACACAAGAAAAGTGGGGAAATAAGCTACTACTGTCCATTCTGTAACCATCACAAAAGAAAATTACAAGTCAACATAAACACACAAAAGTGGAATTGTTGGACATGTGATAGTAAAGGACAAACAATAACATCACTACTTAGAAAAAGTAATGCTCCAAATCAAAGTTATCAGAAGATTAAAGAGATTTATGGAGACAATAACTTTAGCAACAAAAATAACTTTAGTAGAGAGTTAGTTGGACTACCAGAGCATTATAAACCACTATATATACCACAAAGCACACCTGATTATAAAAATGCTTTGCACTATGCAATGCAAGTTAGAGGACTAACTCCTATGGATATATTAAGATATGAAGTAGGTTACTGTGAACAAGGACCTTATGCTGGTATGTTGATTATTCCAAGCTATAATGATCACAATATGATCAACTATTATGTAGGCAGAAGCTTTTATGACAACGCTACTATCAAGCACAAGAACCCACCAGTAACCAAAGATATCATTGGATTTGATAATCAAGTCAACTGGAAGGAACCTATAATCATTGTTGAAGGTGCCTTTGATGCAATAGCAACTAAAAGGAATGCAATACCGTTGTTTGGTAAAATTATATTAAGTACCTTAAGAAATAAGATATTAACTGAGAGAGTACAAAAGCTATATTTGTCGTTAGATACTGATGCTTTTAAGAGTAGTGTGAAAGAGATAGAATACTTTATGAACAATGGCATAGAAGTGTATTTAGTAAATTTACCAGGAAAAGATCCTAGTGAAGCTGGTTATGTATCTATGATTGAGGCTATGAGCAGAGCTAAAAAGGTAGACTTTTTTGACCTAATAAACTTTAAAATGTCCTTATGATTAATAAGATTAAAAGCAAACTAACACAAGTCGATCACATACTACATATTGCAGATATTCATTTGCGAAATTGGAAAAGACATGTTGAGTTTAAAGAAGTGTTTAAAAAATTACTTGTAGCTGTTGATGAGTTACCAGACAATAGTATTGTTACTGTTGGTGGTGACATTGTACATGCTAAAACTGACATGAGTCCTGAATTGATCAACATGACTTCATACTTGTTTAATGAGTTAGCTACAAGAAGACCAACAATAGTTATTTGTGGCAATCATGACACAAACCTAAATAACAACAATAGATTAGATGCTTTAACTCCAATAATAGAAGCTAACAACCATCCTAACCTGTACTACCTACGTAACTCAGGAGTGTATGAAATTGGAGATGTAGCTATAAGTGTGATGTCTTTACTTGATCCAGTAACAGATTATATAACAGCTGATAAACTGCCACAAAATAAAAATTACAAACATACAATAGCAATGTATCACGGTACTATTGCTAATAGCAAAGTTGATAGTGGTTTAGTGTTATCACACGGATTAGATTGGGATACTTTTGCAAACTTTGATTTAGTTTTGTTAGGAGATATTCATAAAAGACAGGTGTTATGCAAAAGCGAACCAATTATATTTTATCCAGGATCGTTAGTTCAACAAAACTTTGGAGAATCTTTTGAAGGACATGGATATGCTCTTTGTGATTTAAAAACTAAAGGAGACATTAAGTATGAGTTTTTTGATATTCCAAATCCATATGGATTCTATACATTAGATGTAGATTCTGGAATACTACCTGACAACCTACCAATCAATTCTAAAACAAACGTACGACTAAGAACTAGAAACACTTCAACAGCAGAAGTAAAGAGAATATTAGCAACAATAAGAAAAACATATCGTAACAGTGATGTTATTGTACAAAGGTTAGATAAAAATCTAGGAGCTACCGATAATCAATTATTTGGAGAATCTTTGCATCAAGGAGATGTACGTAATGTACAACACCAAAACCAGCTTATCACAGACTACTTGCATCAGTTTGATGTTGATACGGAGTTAATGGAATCTATAATAAAAATCAATACATCACTGAACCAAACATTAAATCAAGGAGAAACAGCTCGTAACGTAGTTTGGAAACCAAAAAAGTTTGAGTTTGATAACATGTTTAGTTATGGTGAAGGCAACGTAATAAATTTTGAAAAACTAGATGGAACATGTGGACTATTTGCACCCAATCATGCAGGTAAGTCAGCCATATTAGATGCTTTATGCTTTTGTTTGTTTGATCACTCTTTTAGAGCTAACAAAGCTGACCAAGTATTAAATAGAAAGAAGGATGGCTTCTGGTGTAAGTTTCAATTTGAGTTAGGTGGTTTAGATTATTTTGTAGAAAAAAAAGCTACAAAGTATTTAAAAGGACCGTTAGCTGGTAAGCTTCGTGTGGATATAGATTTCTGGTGTGTGGATTCTGATAACAATAAAACATTATTGAATGGAGAACAAAGAAGAGACACAGACAAGATCATACAATCTTACGTAGGAACCTTTGATGATTTCATTTTAACTGCATTATCACTGCAAGGTAACAACTCAAACTTTATTGACAAGACTCAAGGTGAGAGAAAGGATTTGTTAGCTAACTTTTTAGATTTAAAAATATTTGACTCACTGTATGAGTTAGCTAATAAAGAGAACAGAGCAGCTGTTATAGTGTTAGAAGAGTATCAAAAACAAGATTTTGAAACTAAACTAGGTGATGCTGAGACTGCTAAAGAGGTTAATGAAAAGAAACACGAAGACGCTCAAAAAGTTCTAGATAACACTGAAGTTGAGTTACAAGTACTAAGTGAGCAACAGCTCGATTTAAACAAACAATTACAGCCATGTACAGCTGATGGTTTAGATATTGTAGTATTGGAAAAAGAATTGCAATTAGCAGAAACAAACTTAGACAAACTAGGTCAAGACACTTTAACAGCACATTTGCAACTAGAAGACAAACAGGCATTATTACACCAATTCACACAAGATCTAGACACAGCTAAAAACTCTTTTGATAACAACCTATACAAAGAGTACAATGCAAAAGTTCAAGAGAAAAATGAGTTGGACAACACACTCAACACAATGAAACTTACAATAGCAAACAAGCTATCAAAGCTGGAAAAGCTCGAAAAACACGAGTATGATCCAAACTGCAAGTATTGTACATCAAACGTGTTTGTAAAAGATGCTATTGACACTAAAGTAGAGTTGGTAGATGATAAAAAAACAGTACACGACTTTTTACAAAAGATAGGTAAGGTATCGGATTTCATTGAAAAAAACAAGTTTATACAAGAAGAAGCTAACAAGCTACAAATAGTACTTAACAATCATAGAGAAGCTACAATAGCAGTGGAGAGATTGCAGAACATACACGATCGTATCAAGAAAGACATAGATATCCAAAAACACAAAATAGACAAGATTCTAGGGGATATAAAGGTGTATAAAGACAATGTGGCAATACTTAGCAACAACAAAGCAATCCACGTTCAAATCAAAGATACACAAGGAAAAATAGCATTAAAAAAGATAGAAACATCCAAAGCAAACAACACAGTAAAGGATTTTCATGCTAAAATAAAGGTAGCTGAACAGGTTATACTTGAGTGTAATAATTCAATCAAACACATGCAAGAATTAGCTGACAAGCAAGTAGCTTATGACTTGTATTGTAAAGCGGTTTGTAAAGATGGTATACCATATGTAATGATAAGTAAAGCTGTTCCATACATACAACAATACGTTAACAACATACTAAACCAAGTGATTGACTTTACAATTGAACTGGAGACAGATGGGAAAAATATTAACGTCTTTATTTGCTATGATGATGCTAAATGGCCATTAGAGTTGAGCTCTGGAATGGAACGCTTTTTATCTTCTTTAGCATTGCGTATAGCTTTGATCAAAATTACCAACTTGCCAAAGCCTGATTTCATTGCATTAGATGAAGGACTGGGAGTATTGGATAGTAATAATTTAAACTCCATGCACACATTATTTACATATATGAAGGATGTTTTTAGGTTTAGTTTAGTGATCTCCCACATTGATGTTGTTAGGGATATGGTTGACAACATAATAACAATAGATCGCAAAAATGATTTTAGCTATATAAGTTGTTAGAAGATATTTATAGTAGATGACACTATTATCCACATATAAAATACCAATACAAAGAGAGTATTCAAGACAAACTTATTACATTGAAGACACAACAGAAACTTCACCGGATTATTTTGATGTTCAAGATTTTCCGTTAGTAGTTGGTGGTGGGCGATATGTAATTAAGATAAAAGGTAGCACTAATTTAAGAATAGGTTCGTCAGTAGATGTTGAGATTATTGACGCAGAAGGTCAAAATGTATATGTAGAAATAGTTGATTTTGTTGATAGATTTAACAACTACTATGTTGCATTTGATGTGTATGATATAACAGCTCAAGGCTTAGCTACAGTTTACATAGTAGGTGAAGCTGATGTTGATCAGCAAGGAAACCAAATACCAAAAAATCAACAAAAAAAATATAATGTTAGGTGGTCAAAGAATTTTAATATATTACCTTTTGAAAGAAATAATGGTGAACTACTTTTTAACCAACCACCACAAACATCAGTGGCACAAATAATTACACCAACAAGATTGGCCATAGCATCAACGTCAAGTGCGTACAACTATACATCTTCCATAACAAATCCAAGTTTACTATCCATAACATCCGCCAACTTTTTTGGATACGATAGAGATTTTGCTTCAAGCGAAGACATACTAGATGCCAGATTGAGAGCAATAACTGTTAATCCAAAAGGAGCTCCAAAAACAGCAAATAACGTTCCAACTAACATCCGTGACACAGATCAAGATATAACAAATGGATCGGTAATTAATTATGTAAATAGATTTAACACCATACTACAAGCAACAAGTAGCTTTTTTACCAAAGCTTATTTAGGAGGTTACTTTGAGTTTGCTAGTTCTGCAAGTACACCAACAAACCTAACACCAGCACTACCACCAGGATACTCAGCATATGATAGTGTATCAAACCAACTCGCAAGCTATTACTCTACAATTGTGGACGTAATAAATGATAAACAAGCTGTAATAAGCAAACCAATAAACATAATAACAGTTGACGACAACAACCTATCATTAGGAGCTTATTCAAACTTTACATATAAAAAAGCATCTTCCTTTAGTGGTAGTATAACATACGTACCATCAGCAGATGCATTTGCAACAAGCTCAACTGTAAGCTCCTCTTATGTTGAATTTACATTTAGTGATTTGAATCCAATAAGTGGACAAGTATATAGAATTAAAACTTCTGCAAAACTAGGATCAATAACAGGCGACTACAAAGTACTAAATGATCAAATAATTATACCAGTAGAATACTTAACAGACTCTAATTTTAGTAATACACTCAACTATGCAAGATATGAAAGTGATTATAGATTAATAGGGTGTTTCACAGCACAATCTATATTAGACAGTTATTGGCTTAATTTGCTAGAAGATTCACAAGGATTTGATACAATTACAGGATCAGTAAACAACTCAACACAAATAGACTCAGCCAAAGTACAAGCAAGCTACACACAGTCAGCATTACTTACAACACAATTCAATCAAAACTACAACGAAAACCAAACTTATACATTAGGATTTAATTTAACTTTAGAACCTTATACTGAACTAGAAGTGTACATGAATAGTGATCCACTAAGTGCTTATGTCATAACATCACTAGCATATCCGAGAGGCTTTTTAAAGTCAGCAAACAATGAGAAGTCAAGATATGGAGGATCACAAAACAGATTTGGTAAATATTTAGGTAAGATTAAAAACGATAGAGCAGTCCAAAAATACTATGGAAGAGTCTTGTTTGACTTTGACACAGATGGTAATGGTTTTGGTAGACCTCTACTCAGATCAAAAATTATAGACGACATGGCTGGTTATACTGGCAGTGCTTATGTTAGTGATGTGAGTATTAAGCCATACTTATTAAATGGGTTTACACCAAACATAGTACAATATGCAATACCACTACCAACCGAACTAATTGCAGCAGCAACACTATCACAATCTATAGATTTTAAAATAGACTACTTTGATTACACAGGTAAACAATCCGAGTATACCACATACATAGACGATTTGGTATTAAACTTAAAAGGAGATGTACAATCAAACACATGTCAAGATGATATATTTATTTTTGAATACACATCTGGAACAGCTACAACCGAAGTAGCAGTTCTTGATGGTGGTGCATAAATTAAAAACAAATAAAATGGGATTTACAACAAAAGCTTTTGATTTTTTTTATAAAAGGTTTGGACCAACAGGCAGCCTACCATCCGATTGGTACGACAAAAACTCAGCAGCTGTAGTATCAACTGGACCGTCATTTGCAAGAGTCTCAAAAAGCTTCTTAAATTTTCCAGAAGATGGAACGGTGCGTTACCCAGGACCAGGAACAACAACAACTCTTTGGACCACAACAAGAAACTCAGCAAGCAATGCAACATACCAAGCATTACCATGGGGATCTGCAGCTGGAGATTTTTTATGGAATGTATTAACACCATCTTGGTCCTTTGTAACAGGAACTGATGGTGAGTATCCATTTGGATACGTGCTTTGGTATACAACATACACTTCAAAAAGTTTTTTTAGTAGAGAGTGGAGCAAGCAACTAAACACTACGTATCAGAAAGGCTCAGATTATGGAATTTCTACATCAAGCAGCTACTCAGTTACATCTAGCTGGAAAGCGTTTGATCCTAAGAGTACCACTATTCAATACACACAAGTTGGTCAACCTAATATAGGAACATACTATGGCTACGACATAACATGGCCAGCAGTAAATAGTAGATCAACATCATCAGTTGACAATCAGTATTTTGATCAAAGTGGTGGAGTAGGCATAAGCAAGACAGAAATAAGCCAGTCATTAGTCACAGCATTAGCGTACGCTACAGACAATTCAGCAACTGGATTAAAAAACAAAACTGAAGCACTAAAAGCAAGAAGACTATACTTCCCAGTACCATATAGTGGAAGTGGTACAACAAGAGGAACGGATTATTGGTTTGCAAGAAGCACAGGTAAACATGTAGATAGTATTTTTTATGATAACGGCGGAATATATAATGTTCAGTTTAGTTTAAAAAAGTATGCACCACTTGATTATAATCCAGACTTAGGTAGTTTTATGACTGCTTTTATTCACAACGTCACACCACAAATACCATCTTCATCAAACTGTGTAGCAGGAGCTCCAGGATGGTATCCTCCAGCAAATAACATAGTAACCATCGGAAATCAATATAATGGAACAGCAGCTTTGTCTTTTTATGACATACAAACAGGATTCTATGTTGAAAAGTTTAACTTTAACCTAATACAATATGGATACCCAGCACAACTTTGCTTAGAGGTTAGTGGTTCACTTACGGACAATACTTATTTTGGCATTGTTGTTGATGAATTTAAAATGTGTAAAATAGGAGTAACAACTGATCCAAGATTTATTAAACCAACATCAATAGCAACAACTGTTATAGATCTTGCACAACAAGCAAGCATAATTGCTGGTGGTACTAATTTTGACGGAGGCTAACATTATGATTAACAACAAAACAATAAGAAACTGCACAGTACCATTTCCAGCAATACAAGGAATGGTTAATGAACATGCTTTAGGTAAAATAATTATTAAAAACATCTACCAAAGTTGGCAAGGTGAAAATATAAAACAAATAAAAGATAAGCATGAAACAAATCCATATACACTACGTATTGGAATGCCATCAACAGACTCACAACTTAAAAACGATGCCATTTACTTTATATTACACTACCTATCCTACAATCCACTAACAAAAGATGTAGAGATGCGTGAAATAATACCATATCGTAACATGGAAAAGATTTATATTGGTCAATCTTTGGATGAAAAAGCGTATAGTAATTGTAAGTTATTTGTTGACGGTAACATAGTAGCAGATGATTTATACTTTAAAAAGTATGAAAATACAAAAGACACACCATTAAGCAAAATAATAATAGATTTAATAAGTAAAACAGAAAAATTACAATTAGAAGTTGCCAATTTAAAGCGTCAACTTACTAACAAGCATATTTATAACCAAGACACCATTAATGAATGATTTAACTAAGTATTTAGTAGAAGGTATATTGCAAGAAGCTGAAACAGGCATTATTGTATTGTTACCTGGCGGATTTAAACCACCTCATGGAGGTCATTTAGACTTAGCAGTAAGATACTCAAAACTACCAAATGTTTCTGAAGTAAGGATCTTAATTGGTCCAAAAGAACGTGAAGGTATTACTAGAGAGCAAAGCATAGCAGTATGGAATGAGTTATTGATAGGTGCTAGAAACATAACAGTACAAAAGGTAGCAGAAGACAACCCGCTACTAGCTGCTTATAAATACATTGAAGTAGCTAAACCAGGAACTTATGCATTAGCAGCAAGCAGTAAAGGTGAAGATTACGAACGTGTTAAAAAGTTTGTACAAGGCCATGCAGAAGGATCTAAGTACCATAAAACTGGTGTGGAAGTAGTTGAATTACCTATAAACACAAGACCACTACCATACACTGGAAGAACAGATGGATTAAATGGTAAAGGCGTAGGTTCTTCAACATTAAGAAAAGACCTAGCAAAAAAAGATTACAAAAATTTTAAAACAAACTATCCATCAACAATACCTGAGAACATTCTTCGTGCAATATATGATGTTTTAACAAAAAAGACAAGAGCAATGTCTGAATCTATGGTGTTATTAGAAGGAGGAGCAACAGGACATCTTGCACATCCATACGAAGATTATGATCTTACCTTTAAAGATGTACAAAACATGATTGATGCTGCATTAGGCGGTACATTAGTGTCTGCACAAGAGAAACTAGATGGACAAAACTTAATGGTTACCTATAAAGATGGTCAAGTTAGAGCAGCAAGAAACAAAGGTCAAGTAAAGGACTTTGCAGCCAACTCACTTACAGTAAAGCAAGTTGAAGACATGTTTACAGGTAGAGGTCCAATCCAAGCAGCATTTACAGAAGCAATGAAAGACTTGGAAGCAGCCATTAACAAATTATCAGTAAATCAAAAACAAAAGTTTTTTGCAAACGGAGCTAAGTTTGTAAATTTAGAAGTACTGTATCCTGAAACAGCTAACGTAGTTCCATATGGAGCTTCACAATTAAGATTGCATCACATTAAAGAGTACGATAAAGCGGGTAATGTAGTTAGTGAAGACGTTGAAGCAGTAAGACAGTTACAGGGAGCTATTCGACAAGTACAAGCAGAAAACCAAAAGACCTATGAGATTAGAGTAACAGATCCAATCACAATAAAAAAGTCTGCAGATTACAAAGCTCAGAAAGAAGAGCTAACTAAAATTATTGCATCATTAATGTCTATATACAAGCTAAAACCAAATGATAAAGTAGGTCTTTATTATCAAGCTTGGTGGAAAAATTACATTAACCAAATAGCAAAAACATACCAATACACTGTACCTGAAAACACAATAGTGCAGTTAATTAATAGATGGTCTTTTGGAAACAAAGAAGTAAATATTAGAGTAATTCGTGATGGTATTGATAATGATGGGTTTAAAAATTGGGTAATGGACTTTGATAAAAAAGAATACGCTGAACAAAAGAAAATAGCAAACAAACCAATTGAAAACTTGTTTCTAAGATTAGGAGTTTACACACTTGGAAACATTGAAAATCTAGTATCACTAAACCCTAATAATAGTGTTAGACAGATGAAAGGTGATCTTAAAAAAGCAATTGAGCAAATCAAGTCTTTTGCAAAAACAGACACAACTGATGAGGGAATTGTAGCACTAAAGTTTTTAAAAAGAGAATTAGCTCGCTTACAAGATATAGGTGGATTCAATGCCATTTTACCTACAGAAGGAATAGTTTTTAAATATAATGAAAAGCTTTTTAAATTAACTGGAGCCTTTGCTCCAATTAACCAGTTATTAGGCTATATGAGATTTTAAAATACACAATATACTAAGTTATTGCAAAAAACAAAACTATTTATAATTAAATATTTAACAAAATGAAATTAAAAAATTTAATAAACAAAAAGCAGTTAGAAGAGAAGAAAGAAGCAATTGCAACTTCCAATAACACAAACATGACTATTCACTACGATGCAAACTTTACACAAGTAGGTGAAGCAGGAACACCAGAGTTTGATTTTACAATAAGCGTATCATCAACTGGAGGAAAAGTGTTTTTTCGTGGGGTAAGCGATAGAGAAGAGAGTAACAAACTAACTGAAGGTGTTAGATTAGATTTACGTAGAGCTTTACGTAAGTTTGATAAACATGTGCAATTCGTAATAGATAAATATAAATTACAAATTAAGTAATGAAAAATAGTTTATTTGTTACAACAGAAGAAAAACACGTTAAGCACATTGAAGGTGATGTTTGGACAGAACGTGGAAAGTTATGGACTATTAAGAATGGTATCAAAAGAACAGTGTCTAAAATGGATGAAGCTCGTAAACAGTTTTCAACTCCATTAGCATGTCCAAATTGTGGTGCATCTATGAAACATCATTTAGACGAAAAAATGTGGGCAATTCATAAAACATGCTTTAACTGCGTTATAAGTGCAGAACATGTAATTAGGAAAGCTGGAAAATGGGCAGAATATGAAAAAGCAAAAATAACAGCTAACGCTGAAGGTTTCTTAAAGGACTTAATTAGTTATATGGACGATTACAATCAAGAGGGAGTTGCAAAAGCACACGTTACTGAAAATGGTCAAGTGGAAAAATGGAGAGATGCAGATCAAACCGAAATGAAAAAAATCACAGACTCAGTTGTCGAAGACATAACTAAAAAAGTACAAGACTTTAAAAATACTAAATGAATCCATCAATAATAGCAGCATTCATAACAGGATTTGCGGGACCAATATTAGTCCAAGTAATCAGACAATATATTGAAAAAAAGAAAGAAAAACCAGACATACTAACTGATGCACTAGAAACTAGTGAAAAAGTGATGGACAAGCTTGATCATATTAAAGCTGAGTATGAAGCAGATCGTGTTTGGATAACACAATTTCATAATGGAGGTCATTATTATCCAACCGGAAAATCAATAGCTAAATTTAGCTTGATATATGAAACAGTAAACATAGGAGTAGGCTCAGTACAAAACAACTTTCAAAACATACCAGTAAATTTATTTAGTAAATCAATAAACTATTTACTAGAACACGATATAATAGAAATACCAGATTATAAAGACGAGACAATATCTACTCATGGATTAAAGTATATAGCAGAAGACACAGGATGTAAATCAGGCTATATATTTGCAATCAAAGGTTTTGATGGTAAGTTTATAGGTTCTTTAGGTATGGATTACACAAAGAAAAAAGTAAAATTAACACCAGAAGACGTTCATCATCTATTTAATTATGCTACATCAATTGGTGGAGTATTATCAAACCACTTAGAATCATAACGTGCCATACAAAGTTAAAAAACAAGGTGATAAATATGTAGTGTATAAAAAAGACACTGGTAAACGTGTTGGTGCAACAGCAGGTAATAAAAAGGCTTTAAAAAAATATTTAGCTGCTTTATACATAAATGCAAACGAGAGTATAGTTAGCTTAACAGAGACTATTTATAATAAAGAAAAAATGAAACTAGTAAACCTAATACCATTGAGAGAAGTTGATGAAAACCCAACATCCAATTTATTATCACTACTTGCAGCTCCAGAAATAAAAAAATACATGGACAAGTTATCAGATACTTTAGAGGACGCTGATTTCATGCGAGTAAAAAAGTTATATGATGGATTATATACAGAATTAAAAAAACACGAATAAAATGAAACTAATAAATCTAATACCACTAAGAGAAGTTGAAGAGGATCAACCAACACCAGAACTAATGGCAATCCCTTATTTCCGTGAATTTCAAACAGCTCATGGATACAAACCAATGTTTAAGTTTTTAGGTGTAAAAAATGAAGAAAATATCTTTGTAGCTGATCTTACTCAGTTTGGAATGCTAGATTTAATTATAGCAGATGCTAAGCTATATGCTAAAGTGACTGAAAAATATGCAGTATTTGGTATTGTATACACACTTACTGGTCTTGAAAAATTTGAAGCAACTGTTTGTTTAATGAAACAGAAAGATGGTCAAATTGAAAGAATAATATTTGATAACAAAGACAAGAAAAACTTTAATAATAAAGCAACTGATTTTATAAAATTAATAGATAAACAAAAATGAAAACTACTAGAAAACCCAAAATAAACGAAAACGCTTTGCGTTCAATGCTTAGAAAAGAAATTAGCAAGTTGTTAGAAGTTGAAGGGGAACAAGAAGCTCCAAAACAAGAAAAGCAACCTGAACCTGAACCTGAAGAGGAACAAGGATTAGATCCAAAACTAGAAGCAATTACTAGTGGGTATATTAGAAAGCTAAAAGACAGTGGTATTCAAGTAGGTACAGAAGAATTAACAGAAATGTTGTCTAGTGTAATTGAGCGTTTTACAGATTCAAGTGAACAAAAATTAAATATTTTAAAAACAATTAAAACAAACATTGTTCACTAATGAAAACAACTAATTTAAGAAAAGCAGTTCGTAACGAAATTAAAAAAGCTTTAAACGAAAACAAAACTAAGATGATTGTAAAACGTCTTAAAGAAGATACAGCTTATCAAGAGTTCTTTAAAAAAGCTATGGATAAGTTTAAAATTAACTCACCAGCAGATCTAAAAGATCCAGCAAAGAAAAAAGAATTCTTTGATTACGTGGACAATAATTACACATCCAAAGACGAAAAGTAATAAAAACACAGTTATGAAAATAGATAAATTTACAGCAACACTTATAATCATTATAATAATATTAGTTGTTTGTTTATTTATATCAACAAGCAGTAATACAAACGATTTAGATCCATATGCCAAGCAAAAACAAAAAATAGACAGCTTGACAGTATGTATTGGTGCATTAGAAGAGATACAGCTTAAATACGATAGCACTATTGCGGTTTATAAAGATAGTTTATCTTTAATGGATTCACAAATTGACTCAACAAAAAACAAAATAAAAAAAATACAAAATGATTACGGTAAAAAAATTAAGGTTATTAGTAGTGCTAATCACGATGAGCTTGGCGACTTTTTCACAAACAGGTACAAATAAAAAAGTTCATTGTTTTCCAGATAGCGTTGCAAAACAAATTGCAATTGATTTAGTAAGAGGAGATTCTGCAAAAGTAGAATTAGCTAAGACTAACATACTAGTAAGTCAATTAGAAGAAAAAACTAAAACAAGTGATAGATTGGTTACAATGTATGTTAACAAAGTATCTAACTATGCATCACAAATCGAGTTATATAGAAAAAAAGAAACTGAGTATCATACCATAGTATTTGGTTTAGAAAAAGATGTTGTTAAAGCAAAAAAAGCAAACAAGTATTTTAGAATAGCTGTATCAGGGTTACTTGTAACCACTGCACTAGGATTCGTAATACGTTAATAATACAAGTTACATATGGCCGAAAAGAGCCTTAAAGACATAATTAAAGAGGAGTACGTCAAGTGCGCCAAATCAGCATCATACTTTATGAAAAAGTATTGTATGATTCAACATCCAACAAAAGGCAAAGTACCATTTCATTTATATCCATTTCAAGAAGAAACTCTACAAGACTTTCAAGACAATGATAGGATGATAATACTTAAATCAAGACAGTTAGGTATATCAACACTAACAGCAGGATATTCTTTATGGACAATATTATTTCACAACGATAAAAACATACTAGTAGTAGCTATAGATCAAAACACATCTAAAAACCTAGTTACAAAAGTACACGTAATGTTTAATAACTTACCAACTTGGTTAAAGTTAAAAGCAGATGAAAGCAATAAACTATCTATTAGACTATCTAATGGATCACAAATCAAAGCAGTAGCAAGTTCAGGAACATCAGGACGGTCAGAAGCATTATCATTAGTAATTATAGATGAGGCTGCTTTCGTTGATAATGCTGAAGAATTATGGGCATCACTACAACAAACACTGAGTACTGGTGGTAGAGGTATTATATTATCAACTCCTAATGGAACTGGTAATTTTTTCCATAAAACATGGGTTAAAGCAGAAGCTGGTGGAACATACAACAAATTTAAAACAAAAAGACTTCCATGGCAAGTACATCCAGAAAGAAACCAAGCTTGGAGAGATAGACAAGATGAAGAATTAGGAGTTAGATTAGCAGCACAAGAATGCGACTGTGACTTTTCAACATCCGGTAACACAGTAGTATCTCCAGAAATGATAGCATACTATGCACAAACATATGTACAAGAGCCAATTGAAAAAAGAGGTTTTGATGGTAACTTTTGGGTATGGGAAATACCTGATTACTCAAAAAACTATATAATAGCAGCTGACGTTGCACGTGGAGATGGTAGTGACTATTCAGCATTTCATGTAATAGAAATTGAATCTTGTAGACAAGTAGCTGAATATGTTGGACAACTAACAACAAAGGATTATGGGAATATGTTAGTAGCAGTTGGCACTGAATATAATGATGCATTACTTGTTGTTGAAAATGCTAATGTTGGTTGGGCTACATTACAACAAATTATAGAAAGGGGTTATAAGAACTTGTATTACACCTATAAAAACGATGTATTAGACTCAGACAAGTTTCTAACAAAAGGATATGATTTAACCAACAAATCTGACATGGTTGCTGGATTTACAATGAGTCAAAAAACAAGACCATTAGCAATTAGTAAAATGGAGTTGTATATCCGTGAAAAAAGTTGTATTATTAGAAGTAAACGATTAGTAGATGAACTATATGTATTTATATGGAAAAACGCAAGAGCAGAAGCAGCATCCGGATATAACGACGATTTGATTATGAGTTTTTGTGAAGGATTGTGGGTAAGAGATACGGCATTAAAATTAAGACAAGCTGGAATAGAAATTAATAGAATGGCAGTAGCAAATATAAAATCAACAGTATCTATATACAACAGACCATCAGTAAGTAATGATCCATATAAAATGCATCTACCTAATGGTAATTCCGAAGATATTAACTGGCTTCTCTAATAACAAGACTATTTATAAAAAATAAAGTATAATGGCCGAAAACCAAACACTATTTAGCAGATTACGAAAATTATTTAGCACAGACGTTATAATACGTAATGTAGGTGGAAATCAACTAAAGGTTGTAGACACATCTCACATACAGTCTAACGGCAATCTAAGCACAAATAGCAGAATAGACCGCTTTTCAAGAATGTTTACTGGTAAGACAGGATTCTCACATTCAGAAGGGCAATTACAACTATATACACGATTAGAATTGTTTCGTGACTATGAGGCAATGGATACAGATAGTATCATATCATCAGCTTTAGACATCTATGCAGATGAGTGTACAGCTAAAAATGAATTTGGTGATGTATTGACAATCAAAACTAGTAACGAAAGAGTTCAAAAGGTTTTACATAATCTGTTTTATGATATAATGAACGTAGAGTTCAATCTATGGCCATGGATTAGAAATGTTGTAAAGTATGGTGATTTTTTTCTATACTTAAACATATCAGAAAAATATGGCATTACTGGTATTGAACCAATATCTCCTTATGAAATGATAAGAGAAGAAGGCTTTGATCCAGCAAATCCACATATAGTACAATTTAAAAGAGATTACAGCTCAACCTCCTCAACTAAATACATAACATCATCTGATCCAGATGCTGACGTGTATGATAACTACGAGATTGCACATTTCCGATTACTAACAGATACAAACTATCTACCATACGGGCGATCTATGATTGAACCAACTAGAAAAGTATGGAAGCAAATAACATTGATGGAAGATGCCATGCTAATCCATCGTATAATGAGAGCACCAGACAAGCGAATATTTAAAATAGATATTGGAAATATACCACCAAGTGAGGTTGATTCGTTTATGGAAAATATGGTTAACAAAATGAAAAAAGTTCCATATATTGATCCACAAACAGGAGACTACAACTTGAAATACAACATGCAAAACCTACTAGAAGATTTTTATCTTCCAGTACGTGGAGCTGAAAGTGGAACATCAATTGATACTTTAGCAGGTATTAATTTTGATAGTATTGCTGACATTGATTATTTAAAAAACAGACTATTAGGTTCTCTTAAAATACCAAAAGCTTATTTAGGATATGAAGAAGATACCACTGGTAAAGCAACCTTAGCATCACAAGATTTTCGTTTTGCAAGAACAATAGAGCGTGTACAAAGAATCATTGCATCTGAATTATATAAAATAGCTATTGTGCATTTGTATGCTCAAGGATTTAATGATGATGATTTAGTAGATTTTAGTTTAAGCTTAACCGCACCATCGTCAGTTTACGAAAAAGAAAAAGTTGAATTATGGACTACCAAAGTAGTTTTAGCTGGTGACATGATAGAAAAAAAGCTATTCAGCAGAACGTGGATATATGAAAACCTATTTAACCTATCAGAAGAGCAGTATTTAGAAGAACAAAACAAACTTGTTGAAGATGCCAAAGCTCAATTCAGATTAGAACAGATTAAAACTGAAGGTAATGATCCTGTTAAAACAGGTCAATCATTCGGTACAGCACATGATATTGAACATTGTATAAAGGAGATGGTGGCATTCCAAGAGGCTATGATGAAAAAAACAATGAAGTACCTATTGGAGGTTGGCCAGGAGCTGGAAGACCACCTGAGCCTGGAACACACGGAACACATGGACATCCTTTAGGATGGGATCCATTAGGTAATAAAGCTATTAGAAAGGTGTATGAAGGTTCTAGAAAAAGCTTGGATAGTTATGATAGTTTGATAAGAAGCATGAGTGTTTTAAAAAAAAGAGCATTAACTGAGACTTTTACAAAGAGTAAAGATCAAGAACAGGGTAATTTATTAGACGAAAACAATATTTTACCAGAGGAATAACAAACACACAGCATATTTATTGTTAGATATCTAGATGAAAAAATCAACACACTCCAAAATTAAAAACACAGCAATTCTGTTTGAGTTACTGTCACGTCAAGTTGCAGCAGACACAATTAGTGGTGTTGAATCTTCACCAGCTCTTTCAATTATTAAGGAGTTTTTTAAAGCTGATTCAGCATTAGCAAAAGAACTTATGCTATACCAAACCTTACTTAAGGAAAAGTATAACAATACTGAAAAAGCAAACTACTTACTTAACACTGTAATTAAATTGCGCAACAAGCTAAACTCTAATCAATTAAAAGAGCAAAAGTATAAGTTGATTCGTGAAATTAAAAAACACTATAATCTAACTAATTTCTTTAAAACTAACCTTAGTGAGTACAAAATTTACGCATCCACTTATAGAGTGTTTGAAGGTGTGAGCGTTGCTAAAGTATCTGAAGTAGTGCAAAGTCGCTATACAATACTTGAACACTTAGTTAGAAAGCCTAAGAGCAAAATAAACGAAGAAAAAGGAACTGAAAGTTATCTATCACAAGATGGTGAAATACGATTATTAGCTTACAAATTAATGATTGATAAGTTTAATGAGAAGTATAATGATTTGTCTATTAAACAAAAGAACATACTAAAAGAATATATTAACAATATATCCAATACCACAGCTTTAAGAGACTTTATACTATTAGAAAGCAAATCACTAAGCATATCTATCAAGAAAGTTTTACCAAAAGTACAAGATAAAATTACCACTATCAAGTTAAATGAAGTGTGTAACATGCTTACTAAGTTGGAAAAGATTAAAACAATTAAAGAAGAGCATGTATTATCTTTACTACTTTACCATGAATTGTTAAAAGAATTAAAAAATGTTAAATAGTAAAATAACAAAAAAGGAATTAGAGGAGATAAAAGCTTATACAAAAAAGCAATTTATCAAACTAAGAAAAGAAGGCAGTACTACTGCTGGTGTTCCTGGTTATTTAACTCCTGCAGCATTTACTGGTAAAGAAGATGGTGACGGTACAGATGCAATTGATCTAGAAGATGATCAATATGCATACTCAATAAAAGCATCAACTAAAAAGCCACATTTTATTAAATTGCACGAAGCAAGTTATAAAAACTTTAAAGAAGATGCAAATACTAATGAAATACAAAAAGTTAACAACAAGATATTAGAGGTTAGTAAAATGCTGAGAGAAATTTCAAGATCATTAGATCATAGCATTAAACTAAAACAAGAGTCTAAATTAGACAACACAAAATACTGGAAACGCACTAACGAAGCTATTCTAAAAATCAGTAGACGTTTAGCTGAAGTAACTAAAAAAGCTAACAAACTTGCAAATCTAAAAGAATTAGCTATATCATCAGTAAAAGAAAAGTTAATCAAATCATTCAATAAAGCTGGAATACAAATTAATCCAGCAGACGTATCATCTACCAACAAAGGTACTGATAACTATGAGTTTGATTTTTACATAGATGGAGAGCCGTATGGCATAGATTGTATTAAAGATGAGGTTATGTACCAAGACATGAACAAAGAAGTTAGACTTGGTAATCTTAAACAAGAAGAAGAGCTTATTAAAAACATAGCACAAACATTCAAACCATGAACAAACAAGTAATAGTAGATTATATAGGTTCAATACAATTCACACCAGAACAAATTAATGAATCAATCAGCTCAAATCAAGGTAAATTGATTGTTAGTGGTGTAATGCAAAGAGGAAATTCTTTTAATCAAAATCAAAGAAAATATCCATTAGACGTATTAAAGCGTGAAGCTAATAAATATAAAAACACTTTTGTAGCTGAAAAAAGAGCTTTAGGAGAATTAGATCATCCAGAATCATCAGTAGTTAATTTAGCTAATGTATGTCACAATGTTGTTGATTTATGGTGGGATGGTAATGACTTAATGGGTAAAATAGAAATACTAGCAACTCCATCAGGAAACATTGCAAAAGAATTATTAAAAGCCGGTATCAGACTAGGGATTAGTTCTCGTGGTATGGGTAGTGTGAAAGAGTTGGGTGAAGGTAAAGTGGTTGTAGCAGATGATTTTGAAATTGTATGCTGGGATCTAGTATCTAATCCATCTACTCAAGGAGCTTTTATGGATAACCTTAATGAAGGTGTAAAAGCAACCACACAAACAAATAAATATTTAAAAATCAACTCACTTATTAGTGATATAATATCAATAATGTAATTATGAAAACAACAGAATTTAAAAAGATAATCCGTGAAGAGGTTAGAAGAGTAGTTAAAGAAGCAAGTGATAGTGAATTTTCAATAAAAGATAAACTAAATAGTATACTTTTTGGAAAAGACGAAAAAGGAATAGATGGATATCTATCACAAGAGTGGAGATTAAAAAGAGAAATAAATCCAACAGAAAGAAAAAAAAGAATAGAACTAGTAATTAAGCAATTAAACGATTATAGTACACTACTTAGAGGTGTGTCTGACGACGAAAGCACTTTTATTAAATAATAAGATTAAACAAGCTAGACAACATGAAACTAACAAAAATTAAAGAAAGTATTGACCAAAAGGTTGAACTAAACGAAAAAGCAGCATTCTTAGCTGAAGTAGAGCGCTTTAACGAATATGGTAGTAAAATCTATCGCACAAAAGAGTTGAAAGAAGCAGCTGCAGCAATTCATAAGATTGTAGAAAATGCTGAAAAGATTGCATTACAAGAAACTGAAGAGTGGTTTGATGAAGTGACTGTTAAACGTAATATGAAGTCATTAAAATCTAACAATGAGCAGTTTATGAAAACTGTTAATGAAGTTAGTAAATTACAACAAAGATTAGAATCGTTATACGAAGAAATGGGTCATACATTATCACGTTACTATGAAATCCACTAAAAAAGTAAACTGGAATCGCATATCTAAGTCATTCAAGCAGTATTTAAAAGAAGCTGAAGAAGAAGCTCCTCCTGCTGAAGAAGAGGGTGGAGACAATCCATTTGCAAATCCTACTAAAGGTGGAGACGAAGCTCCTGCAGCAGACGCAGCACCAGCAGATGATGCAGCTCCTGTAGATGATGCAGAAGGAAAAGAAGGAGAAGCGGCCCCAGTTGCAGAAAAACCAGCAGGTATTCCAATAAAGTTTGATATTGATAAAGTAAAAAGATACAACACAGGAAAGTTCTTAAGTGATGCTGGTGTTGTAAAAAGTATTGATAAAAAAGGAATTATAGTAACCACACAACCTGATGGTGTAGACATACTTGTAAACTTTGACGACATATCAGAAAGCGTTAAAAGATTCTTTAAAACAAAAAAATAAAATATTTTTTTAAAAAATATATTTTGGTTATAAACAGTATATTTATACTCAAATACACTATCCTTTTATATAGTGCTTAATTAACCGAATTTTATTATAGCTTTTTCAATAGCTATATGACAGTAGTCAAAAAAATCAAAAAACAAAATGAACAAATTATTAAAAGACGCAATCGCTGACGCTAAAGCCGTACGTGAAACTGCTCTTGCTAATGCTAAGGTCGCTTTGGAAGAAGCTTTTGCACCAAAACTACAATCAATGCTATCTCACAAGATTAAAGAAGAGATGGGTAAAGATGGTATGGAAGATGGAGCAGTTTCTGACGAAGACCAAGAGCAAATGGAAGCAATGCAAAAAATGGCTGGAATTACATCTGACGAAGATGAAAATGAAGGTATGAACAGTTACATGGAAGAAGAGGAAGAAGACATGCCAGTAGATGACATGCCACCACCATCAGACGAAGAAGATTATTCTGACGAAGATGAGTCTGAAGAAGATTATTCTGACGAAGATGAATCCGAAGAAGATTATTCTGATGAAGATGAGTTTGAAGAAGATTATTCTGATGAAGATGTTAATGACAAAGAGTTAGAAGAGCTTTTACGTGAACTTGAAGTTGATGGAACTGAAGAAGGTGAACATGGCGACCGCAACCCAGCTGGATTACCAGATGATGCAAATGACATGGACATGAATGGAGAGATGGATGAAGAAATCAACTTAGAAGAAATTATTGCAGCTTTACGTGAAGAAGATGAAGAAGAGGAAGAAGAAGAGGAAGAAGAAGAAACTGAAGGAAAGATGAAAATGGAAGAACTAGAAGAAGCTTATGGTGTAATCAAGTACTTACGTACTAAAATCAATGAAGTAAACTTACTTAATGCAAAATTATTGTATGTTAACAAGTTGTTTAGAAAAGGTGAGTTAACTGAAACACAAAAAGTAAAAATTATTGAAACTTTTGATCGTGCTAAAAACGTACGTGAAGCTAAATTAATTTATGCTACATTATCTGAATCAGTTAGTAACAAAAAAGCTAAACCTACAGTAACACCAAAAAGAAAAATGAATGAAGGATTTGCTTCAGCTCCGTCTAAGAAAACCCAAATCATTTCAGAAAGCAATGGCGTTTACAGTCGTTTCAAAACTCTAGTTAGTATAACAACAAAAAATAATTATTTTAATTTAACTAAAACCAAACAAACAAACAAATGAATTTATTTGAAAACATGGGTAATGTAAATCGTGCTGACGAAGTGAAGCCGTTGATTACCAAATGGTCTAAAACAGGCCTAATGGAAGGTTTAAGAGGAGGTAATGAGAAATCAACCGTTGCAGTCCTTTTAGAAAACCAAGCAAAACAATTAGTAAAAGAAGGATCAGCTAATATGGCTGGTACATCTGGAACTGGATTTGAACAATGGCATGGTGTTGCTTTACCTTTAGTACGTCGTATCTTTGCTGAGATTGATGCTAAAGAATTTGTAAGCGTACAACCAATGAACTTGCCTTCAGGTCTAGTATTTTACTTAGACTTTAAATATGGTAACAGTAAGCAACCATTTGGATTTGCTCCACAAGGACAAAACCAAACAGGAACTTTACAAGGTATTACTAACGCAGCTGGTGCTCCAACTGACGGTCTTTATGGTGCTGGTCGTTTCGGCTACTCTGTAAACTCAGTAACTGCATCATGGGCAAATGCTATTGCAAATGCAAGTGCAAGTGCAGTAGTTGCAAGTGATGTTAACTTTGACGGTGACTTCACAGCATCATTAGCTAACTATCGTAAAATTACTATCCCAGTACCGACAACAGCTGACGTATATGCAATAAGGGCTTTTAGTCTTTACTCAGGTTCAACTTTATTGTCTGGATCACAAATATACCCACAATTTAGTACAATTACATCTGCTTACACTGAATCTTTCATCGTATTGAACTCTGCTTTGTCAACTGGATCAATTGCAACTGGTATTGTAGGATATGCAATACAACCTACCAACGATGCTCGTAGTGATTTTGAAACTTCAGCTGGTCGTACATTAGACACTAACTTAAACATTCCTGAAATTGAATTGCAAATGCGTTCTATTCCAGTTACTGCTAAGACTCGTAAGTTAAAAGCAAGCTGGACTCCAGAATTTGCACAAGATTTGAATGCTTACCACTCAGTAGATGCTGAAGGTGAATTAACAGCTATGTTATCTGAATACGTTTCTATGGAAATCGATTTAGAGATCTTAGATATGTTAATCTCTGCTGCTGCTACAACTGAATATTGGTCAGCTAAAGTAGGTCAAGTATGGAATGGTTCAACATTTGCTGCTGATTCTAACATAAATGGTCAAGCTTATATTCAAGGTACTTGGTTTGCAACTTTAGGAACTAAATTACAAAAAGTATCAAACAAGATTCACGCTAAAACTTTACGTGGTGGTGCTAATTTCTTAGTTTGTTCTCCTGATATCGCTACTATTCTAGAATCAATTCCAGGATATGCTGCTGACGGTGACGGAACTAAAATGAAATTTGCAATGGGTGTACAAAAAGTAGGTGCTTTAACTAGTCGCTATGATGTATACAAGAATCCATACATGCAAGAAAATACTGTATTAATGGGCTTCCGTGGTAGTCAATTCTTGGAAACTGGTGCAGTATATGCTCCATACATTCCATTAATGTTAACTCCACTAGTTTACGATCCAAATAACTTCATCCCACGTCGTGGTGTAATGACTCGTTATGCTAAGGTTGTAACTCGTCCGGAATTTTACGGAAAAGTATACGTAGGTGACTTAGGTAACTACTAATACTAACTAAATCTAATACAAAAGCCTCATAGTAATATGGGGCTTTTTTGTTTTATAGAACTATTTATATAAAATTGTTATATGACTGAACCTAAGAGAGAAAGAAAAGCTGAAATTAAAGCAATCAATGCAGTACAGCTAAATGAAGAACAAAAAGCTGCAAAAGCTTTAATAGTAGCAAATCAAATTGTTATAATAACAGGTAGAGCAGGATCAGGTAAGTCTCTAGTTTGTGCACAAGCCGCTTTAGATTTCCTTAAGAAAAAACAAGTTAGTTGTATCTATAATACTAGAGCAACAATTGAAGTGGGAAAGAGTCTTGGATTCTTACCAGGAGCATTAGGTGAAAAGTTTGATCCTTATATGGAAGCATTACTTGAAAACTTAAAGAAGTGTTGTACGGATAAAGGAGAAGTGGCAAAACTAGTAGAAGCTGAAAAGATAAAAGCACTTCCAGTACAATTTATACGAGGTAAAACTATTGATGACGTGTTAGTAGTTGAAGAAGCTCAAAACCTAACTAAGTCTGAAATGTTAGCTATACTTACTCGTTTAGGCAAGAATGGTAAAATTATTATAAATGGTGATAATGAACAAATGGACATTAAAACACCAACTGGTGAAATGAATGGATTATCGTATGCTATTGAAATATCAAAAAAGATTGAAGAGATTAAGTGGGTCAAACTAAAAGAAAACCACAGATCTGATTTAGTAGGTAAGATACTTGATTACGAGTACGGTAAATAAGTAATAATAAGACTACTAGGAAGTCTTTTAATACAAATGTTAACTATTTATATGTAAAGTCAATACCTATGAACATTACAATCTGGCCAGGATCAAGCAGTTTCGCAGCATTATCTGCATCTTATTATACTGGATCTAGTACAACTCGACCAACTCCATTTGGCTATTATGATGGTGACGCGACATTCAAATTAGAAGCTGATAAAGTGGCAGATTGGTGTGCTAAAAGACTTGGTTATCCAATAATGGATGTAGAATTACAAGATCTTAACTTATTTGCTGCTTTTGAAGAAGCTGTAACTGAGTTTAGTACTTTAGTTAACATGAATAATGCTAAAGATTATATGCTTACGTTAGTTGGAACTCCAACTAGTAATCAATTAAGTGGTAGAACTATCTCAACTAATATGGGTAGAACTATTGAGTTAGCAAAAAATTATGGTAATGAGTCTGGTGCTGGAGGTAATGTTGATTATAAAAAAGGGTATATAAATGTAACAGCTTTAACTCAATCATATGATTTAGCAGATTGGGCAATTAGCCAAAGCATATCTGGTGGTATAGAGATAAAAAGAGTTTTTCATGAAGCAGCACCAGCTATAACAAGATACTTTGATCCATATGTAGGAACAGGTGGTGGCACACAGCAACAATTAGATAGTTTTGGATGGGGTTCATACTCACCAGCAGTATCTTTTCTTGTAATGCCAATTTTTGAAGATTTATTGCGTATGCAAGCAATTGAAATGAACGATCACATTAGAAAATCAGCATATACTTTTCGACTAGTAAATAACAAAATAGATTTTTTTCCAATACCGACAAGAGATACTATAGTTTGGTTTGACTATGTTAAGATAACTGAAAGAAACAATCCATTAAAATATCCATCAGGATCCATTAGCGATTTAAGTAATGTACCATACAGCAGAATACAGTTTACTAATATTAAAGATATTGGCATACAGTGGATATATAAGTACACATTAGCACTATCAAAAGAAATGTTAGGATTGATTCGTAGCAAATATAGCACTGTACCTATTCCAGGATCAGAAGCAACTTTAAATGGAACTGATTTAATTGCACAAGGACGTGAAGATAAAACAACACTCACAACTGACTTAAAAGAATTACTACAGAGCATGACTAGACAAGGTCAAATGGAACAGGAAACAATAATAGCAACATCTTTATCAACACAGTTATCTAAAGTACCACTTTATATTTATATTAAATAACATGTGTGCATTATTTGGATCATCTCGAGATATTAGTTTTATAAAAAAAGTTAATAGGGAGTTGTTAGACAATGTCATACAGCAAGAAGTAGATTACTATAAATACTATTTACCAGAAACTAAAGGTAAAGATACCGATAACGTATATGGTGAAGCATCTGCACAAAAAACATACTACACAGCAACTAGATTAACTTGTTTATTAACAAGAGGCGATCAAGAATATATACAAGATGATCAATTTGGTATTGATATAACACAACTAATGACTTTTGGTTTTTTGAAACCAAAGTTAAGAGAAATAAACCTAGTGCCAAATGCTGGAGATATTGTGGAAGTGAGAGGTGCTTATTACGAAATTGATCAAGTTAATGAAAATCAATTTGTATTAGGTAAAGATGGTGATTATGGAAAAAGTGTAGGATCTGAGTTTGGTGAAAGTCTAAGTATTGTTTGTGTAGCACACTATACAAGAGTAACAAGATTACAAATTGTAAAAAGTAGATATTAATGTATACTAGAAAAAATATACCTAAAACACAATACGAACTTAGTAAAGGTGAAGAGAATCATGCATTTGATCGTGCTAATGATGTTCGTAGAGACGACGACACTATAAAACCATTGTCTATTGGTCTTTATGACATGGACTATGCTATTAAGTATTACTTTGAAGAAATTATTAAACCAGAAATAGAAGAGTTTGGGGTAAAGGTAAAAGTACCAGTAATGTACGGCTCTCCAGAAAAATGGAAGAATGTACAAGCTGATGGATACTTCAGAGACAAAAATGGTAAAATACAATCACCACTTATTGCTTATAAAAGAACTGGTGTAACTAAAAATAGAACATTAACCAGTAAGATTGATGCCAACTTTCCTAATCTATACTACTCACAAGAAGTTAAGTACAATCAAATAAATAAATACGATCAGTTTAGTGTTTTAACAAACTCTAAGCCAATCAAAACATACATTAATACAGTAGTGCCAGATTTTGTTGACATCACATATGACGTAGTTATATGGACTGATTACATAGAAGGTATGAATAGTATATTGGAAAGTGTTATTTATACTGAAGGTACTTATTGGGGTGATATGGAAAAGTTTAAATTTAGAACTAAAATTGATGGTATAACAAATACAACAGATTTGTTACAAGATTCTGATAGAGTAGTACGATCAACATTTACAATAACATTATTTGGTCAAATAGTACCTAATGTGTTAGCAAAAGAGTTAAGCAAAAAACAATCTGAAAAATCATTTGATATAAGACAACTTGTATTGGAAGTGACACCAGATGCAGAGCCAGGAGTATTCCAACAAATGGTTGCTAAAGGTGAAACAACCTTTGTAACACCTACAGTACGATCAACACTTAATCCACTATCTTTAGCTGACGGAACAACTGTCAACTACCTATCCACAAACAACACAGCAACATCAATATCAGTATCAGCTCCAGACACAGCTTACTTTAACGGAAATTTTTTAACTGCTCCAACAGGACTACCAGCAACAAACGTAAACAACTTTACGTTTTTTATAAATGGTCAATATGTAGACACAGCATCCATTACAAGCTTTGTTCAAAGCAATGGTGTATGTACATTAACATTAAATACATCACAGTTAGGATTCACTTTAGAAGCAACCGATGAAATAATAGCAATAGGAAAGTTCGCATAACATGGCATTAATAAGAGGAAGTCAAATATCAGGAAGCATACCATCAGCATCATATGCTTTAACAGCTTCTTATGCTTTAAGTGGAGGAACTGGTGGAGGTGGATCTGGCTTTTCTATAACAAATGGTAGTGTAACAGCAAGTGTTAATTTAACTAATAGTATTTTCTTAATACAATCTGGAACATTTACTCCATTTAGCATTTCTAATTTAGGATCAACAGTAATATCGGGTAGTGCAACAGACTTGTTTTTAATTAAAAATACAAACAATCAGAACATATTAAGAGTAAGTCAAAGTGGTATAGTAATATTTGCAACTCAATCAGCTATACAATCAGGAACAGCACCAAACGGAGGAATTTATTTTACTTCTTCTTCGTTTTATGTTGGATTAGATTAACACTTTAATTAAACGCAGACTATTTATATATAACGCAATCAAACAAATAACATTAACACATGGCAACTTGGAAAAAAGTAATAGTATCTGGAAGTAATGCAGAATTAACTTCACTAACTGCTAGTTTAGCTATAAGCTCATCAAATATAAACGTAGGTGTTCCGTCAGCAAATGCTTGGCAAACTAGTTTAAATGGATCTTACTTTAATAACTTTACAACAGCAACAAACGTATCAGAAATTTTACGTTTTGTAGCAGGATTATTAAGTGCATCAGCACCTGACGCATCTCCAAATACTAAAACATTAGCTTCTATTTCAAAAACTTCTACTAATAATGGTACAGGTACAATAGCAGGATATGTACCACAAGGATATTCTGCAGCAGATGTGACTTATATAGTTAACAGAGGATTTGCATCAGCTGGATCGCTATTATACACAGGTCTTACAACATACAACAGCTCTACTTACGCAAATACATACACAAGTGTTGCAGCTGGGACAACTATTGTATCATCTTCAGTAGATGCTCAATTATTTGGATTGGGAACTATTGTAGATGCTAATACTCCAAATACATTTTTTGTATCAGGAACAGTGAACTGGGCTTATGAAGCTGCAAGTACTGGTGGTGTAACAGCTACATCACAATCTCAAAATTTATTATCATTATCTTCATTTACAACAGCAAATCCTGGATTAACAGTAGGTAAAATACCAACTGCAAATGCAGCTGTAATTCCAGCAGCTTACCAAGATGGTAAGTTTGCAAGTATATTTAGTTCAGGATTATATAATGGAGGAATATCTTTAACAAGCGTATCTTCATCTGGATACTATCACATTAGTGCATCTATTAAGATTGCAAGTGGATCATCTCCCGTGTATAATACAGCAAACACTTCAGCTGAACGTTTCTTTTGGGCTCCAACAGCAACTATTAATAGCGGTTTACCAACACAAACTATAACAGTAACTAATAAGACTAGTGGTTCACTCACAGCAACTTCTGGATCATTATCAGGAGCTCCTTATTTAAGAACAGCAACTTGGTATGTAGGAAGTCAGATAAATGGACTATTTAATCCATTATATGCAGCTACAACTGTTGCATCTTTAACTGAAGCAGACACTTTAGTAACCTTAACAGCTGCAACAAATAGCGGTTCAACTGCAACAATAAATGGATCAGCTCAAATTAGTACAGCTAATACAGTTTTTGATTCCACAGGAGCTACTCGCAGAGCAACAAGTACAATTCCATTTGAAACTGATATAGCTAAACTATCTGGTAGTTTATCCTTTGACGCAGGTGCAGCATCAGCTACTAATATTCAAGCAACAGGAAGTACGTTAGTATCACCGTTTGGATTAAATGGAACAACTTTTACCGTTACCTCAACTGGTGTTAACAGATCCAACTCATCAACAACAGACACTCAAATATTTTCTTATCATGATCCAGGTAGTTACGGACAACCAGCATCATCTGGATCTATGGCTTATTTTGGTTTTCCAACTATTAGCACTCAAACAGCTACATCTGAAACTTTCAAAGATGAGGCAAATCGCATTATTTTAGATGATAATATATTGACATTTGCTGGAACTGCTTTTGTATCATCAAGTGTATTAGGAACAAAAGAACTTCAAGTAAAACCAGGCTATTTAGTAGATCCAGGTGGTTCAAGAAGATATTGGTATCCATCTGGATATGGTGACACATATAAATACTATGTACGTAAATTTCAAAGAACAACATCTATTGCTTCTTTTACATTAGGTGTAGGACAAGCGTTAATAGCTTGGGATAATACTACAACAACAAATGGTGTGTCTGTAGCACTTGTATTTAAAAGTGCTGTTAATGGTCAGAATGGTTTAACTACAACACGTTTATTTGACCCATACTACTCAGCTGGATTAATAACAACAGGCATTACAGCCAACACAGCAGGAACCAATCCATTTGGATCAGCAATTGATTATTATGGTATTAATAGTAGTGTTTCTAGTAACGTTTATACAGTATCGGTAGATAACACTATTAAGGTTTTTATGAATGGTTTAACATACGATCAGTTTTATGTTATAGTTAGATATAAAGGAGAACCAGGAGCAACAGTAACAACATTATCAGTATCTTAATAAACAAATAACCATGGCAGTAGATTTAACTAAAAAATCCAATAGAACCCTCTTAAACAAGCGCTACACAACAGACGCGTTCACAGATGGTCAAGATGCATTTACAAGTGTATTTGACATTAACTCTAGTGAGATTTATACACAAGCTAACCTTATACCTACATCATCACTTCCATTTTCAGGATCAAGTCAAAACAGCTACTACTTTACAACAGGTAGCACTGTATCAGCTACACCTACTGGAAATGATGTAATGAGGTTTTGGTATCGTCATGCATTGGTTAAGTCTGACTTAGCCACTCCATTAGGAGAACAAGTATGGATGTTTATTTCTGGATCCTCTACTATCTCGGCAGGAGCTCAATTAATAACTGGTAGTCAACAAACTAACTTTATATCTCCAAAATACTCAGCACCAGACATATCAACAAACACAACAGAAGCTAACCCAGCTGGTTATGCAGTAAAAGCTGTATATTCAAGTGATGGTTTGAGTACATCAGCAGATATTAATCCAAACTATTATAACTTTGATTATAAAACTGGTATATTTCAATTTACTTCTTCTGCAATTGCAGGAACAGTAATTACTAGCAACACTGTTGGTCGTGTTTACTTAACAGCTTACCAATATGTAGGTCAATCATTATCTACTCGTTTAACAAGTGTTGACGCAAGTCTTGCCGCTTTATCTGCTTCTATACAGGCAGTATCATCAAGTGGTGCAGTAGCTGGAGGATCTAACGGTCAAATTCAATATAACAATAATAGTGCATTTGGTGGAGTTCCAACTTTAGTATATAGTGGTGGAAGTTTAAGAGCATCAGGTTCGTTTACAGGATCTTTTTATGGTGATGGATCTCAATTAACTGGAATAGCTACAACATTAGCTGTTACATCATCAGCTGGAAATGTAAATGTAAATCTTGCATCACAAGCTTTAACTATAGTAGGTACAGCAAGTGAAGTAGAAGTATCAGGTTCAAGTCAAACAATTACAATTGGATTACCAGATAATGTAACTATTGGAAATGATTTAACAGTAAGTGGAAACTTAACTGTTCAAGGCACAACAGTAACATTAAACACTACTAATGTAGCTATTGAAGATCAATTTATCTTACTAGCATCAGGATCTAGTTCAACTATTGATGGTGGTATTATAGTACAAAATGCAGCAAACGCAGGTGAAGCTTTATATTGGGAAAATAATCCAGCTACCACAGGTCGTTGGGCAATATCAAGTTCAGTATCACCAACAGCAACGTCAATAGCAGCAGCTGAGTATCTTGTAACAGCAGAAAAGTCTGCAGGAGCACCACCTACTAATCCAACATATGGAGGAACTACAAATGGATTTGGTAACTTACACATAGATTCAAATACAGGAGATGTTTACGTCTATACATAAAAAAGTAATTAGTTACGTCATGGGAAGTATATCATCGCTTATTAGAGCTAAAGAAGCAACACAACCAGTTGCACAATTAAGTGCATTAGAAATAGAATTCTTATTGGTACTTATTAAAAACTCAAACTTTAAAGGTAAAACTTTAGAAACAGTTTATAGTACTGTTGTTAAACTACAACAACAATATATTGCATTACAAAATCAACAAGAATAAGACACATTAATTAAGTCTAAAGCAAAATAGCATATATTTATATAAAACAATTGTTGGCCTGAAAAGGAAGTAGGCGTATACACGGCATAAAGTGTATGTATCTAACCACAATTAAATTTATAAGATAATATGCCATCATGGAAACGCGTGATAGTATCTGGTTCAGATGCATCACTAAACACACTAACCGTATCAAACGGAGTTCAAATCACTGGTTCGTTAAGAGCAACTTCATTTACAGGCTCATTGCAAGGAACAGCATCTTATGCCTCAACTGCATCTTTAGTAAATGGAAATGTTAATGTAACTCAAGCAACAATAGGACTAGCAACAGTACCTGCTTTATACACAACAAACAAAGCAACAGTTAGTACAGGAACAACCACAGTACATACTATATCCTCAACAACTTATTAAGTGCATTTGTAGATTATACTATTAGCGATTCAACAAATGCAAGATCAGGACAACTTAAAGTAGTTTGGTTAGGTAGTCAGGTTAACTACACAGACATGGCTACTATGGATATAGGAGATACTAGTCCGTTTGATTGGGATGTTGCAATGAGTGGAATTGATGTAAACTTTAATGCAGTAGTCACATCTTCAACATGGTTAGCAAAATTAATTATTAGAATGGTATAGAATACATAGATGAAAGAAGCACTTCAGCTATATTTATACATAAATGTACTCCAGTTACATAAACAATAAAAGTATAAAAAACTAAAATGGCAAATCAATTACAAGTAAAACATGGTCTAGTAGTATCTGGATCAACGGAAGTATCTGGAGGAATAACTGGATCTCTCCAAGGTACTGCAACATCTGCAAACACTGCATCTTATGTACTACAAGCAGTATCATCATCATTTGCAACCAATGCAGCAACCTTTGGAGGTAATACAGCAGGTGCATTTGCAACAACAGGTTCAAACACATTTACAGGAGCTCAAGTATTTAATGGAAACGTAACTGTTAATGGTACTGGTTCATTTACATATTTAAACACAACTTACGAATCTGCTTCTATTATTTACTCTTCAGGATCTAACCAATTTGGTGATGCATCAAATGATGTACAAACCTTAATGGGCACTACCATAATTACTGGTAGCTTGCAAGTAACTGGAAGTGTAAACATTCCAAATATTACTGGATCTTTACGAGGAACTGCATCTTATGCATCTACAGCTGCAACAGCTTCTTATGTATTACAAGCAGTATCTGCATCATTTGCAACATTTGCAACAAGCGCAAACACTGCAAATAGTGCAACAACAGCTGGGTCAGCAACTACAGCCGGATCAGCCACAACAGCTGGTGACGCAACTAATGCTGCTAATGTTGGTGTAACTGATCAAAACGGTAATGCAGGTCCTTTTTATGTGACCTTTGTATCAAGCACTTCTGGAAATCAATCTATAGGTGTAGATAGCACTTCATTAACATACAATGCTAGTACAGACACACTATCAGTAACTAACATAACAGGTACAGCATCATATATAGCAGGTACAAATGTAAAAGGAGCAGTTAGTGATTCAAGTGCTTTAAATGGTAATGCAGGTTCTTATTACACAAACGCTTCAAATATTAATGCAGGTACAATAAGCAACACTTACTTACCATCAGCAATTAATGTCACTTCAGTAACAGCATCTTTTAAAGGAAACTTGACTGGTACTGCAAGTTATGCAACTCAAGCATTAAATGCATCAACCGCATCTTACTTTGCAGGTTCAGTAACAAGTGCATCATTTGCAGCAACTGCATCATATGTTAATAATCTAAATCAGACAGTAGTAATTACTGGAGGTTTAGAAGCAAGTACATATGTTCAAGCAGGGTCATACAGTAAAACATTTTCAGGATATGCACAAGTAAATGCAGGAACAACAGCAATATTGAGTGTTGATCCAGCAACATATTCACATAGAGCAATTTTTATGAAATACACTTTATTTGATAATGCTGCACCATCTACTAATGCAAGAGCTGGTAATATTGTAGTTGTATCAAACTTAAAAGATGGTGGTAGCACAGCAAACATCACAGAAACTACCACACAAGATATTGGAGATACTTCATTAATTGATTTTGACGTTGCTGTATCAACATCAAATAACATTAGAATGATAAATGGAGCTGCTACCAAGCATAACATTTATTTTGAATACACACTTATTTAATATATAAGCTAGTAGGCTAATAACCTACTAGTTTTAAAAGTTTACATGGCAGAATTATTTTACATTAGGGAAGGTCTTATGGTCAAGGGTAGCACCTCTTTGACTGGATCATTAACAGTAACAGCAGGCATTTCAGGCTCTTTTATAGGTTCTTTAACTGGTACAGCATCTTACGCAACTCAAGCATTATCTGCTTCTTATGCCCCTAGTGCAGGAGGAGCAACTTTTCCATACACAGGAAGTGCAATTATAACAGGTTCATTAATTGTAACAGGATCATTAAACATAGCAGCAGGAACAGCAGCAGCATCAACAGCACCACTTAAATTAACAGCAGGAACAAACTTAACAACACCAGAAGCTGGAGCAGTAGAGTTTAATGGTACTAATTTATTTTTTACAACAGGATCAACTAGACAGATAGCAGTAGCAGCAACTAGTGCTTTAACTTCAAGTAGAATTCCATATGTTACTACCAATGGAAGATTAACTGATAGTTCTAAGCTAACTTATGGAGCTACTGCTGATACATTACATGTAGAAGGAAGCTCAGGAAATGTTTTATTTGAGTTAACTAGAACTGGTGAAATTACTTATAAATACAATATTAATAGTAGTAATGTATTAAACATAACAAACTCAACTAATGACTCTGAATATTATTTTCCTCGTGGAAATAAGTTTGGTATAGGAATAAATGCAACCGCTAGACTACACATAGTAGCAGGAACGGCAACTGCAAACACTGCACCTATTAAGCTTACATCAGGTACTAATTTAACAACACCAGAAGCTGGAACAATGGAGTTTGATGGTACTAATTTATTTTTTACGCCAAGTACAGTAAGGCAAACAATATTAACAAATACAAATCCTGCAAGTATAACTGGAAATGTATCTGTAACTGGTAATCTTTCGTCGACCGCAAAATATATTTTAGGATCAGATTTATCTTTAGCTCCAATAGTAGGAAATCAATAAGTACTAACTAGTTGGTGGGGATTGCAAATAGTAGGTAATAAACAATCAACAGTAGATTATACGCCTAGTGCCATTGGTAATAATAGCGATTTTTCAGTCATCATACCAAATCAGCAAGCAGCAAAAATAGGATTAATTGTAAGAGGTCAAACATCACAAACAGGAAATTTATTAGAATTAAGAAATGTAAGTAATACAGGATTGTCTGCATTTGATGCATCAGGTCAATTAGCTTTAGGAAAAACAACACCAACAGCTACATTAGACGTAAATGGAAATGCTCGAGTAACAGGTTCACTATTATTAAGTGGAAGCTCGCTAGTAGCAGGATTTAACCCAACTCCATTAGCTGGAACAATACAAGATGGAGTAACATCAGTATTAGGTAGTTTAAACGATTGGAATAGCAATTACTATCAAGGAGATGTATTATATTCAGAAACAG